CTTATCGTAACCATTGAGGGATTGGACTGGGTTGATGTCGGCTTTTACGTCTGAGATAATCGTGCCCTCTTCTGCCTCAAAGGTCACGATGCTTCCCGTCTTTGTCTGCTCGTCTGATGGTGTCTGTCCAGGCGTGTACTCGACTGGTATTTCTCCGGATTTCAGAAACCTCTGAGGCTTGCAGTCGAATACAATGTCGAATTCTGCTGCCGTGTTGTATTTAATCGGTTTTACCTCGAACCCGTCTCTAAAGACCGCCATCCTGAATTCGTCCGGGTGCAATGTGTCAGTTAGCCTTTTATAGCTCGCGCGAGAGCTCAACGCGTTGCGCAATTTCGCTAACTTTGATCTAAACGTCTCCAGATCGGGCTCGAAGTTGAATGATGGGTAAACGAGCTCGACATTTTCATAAGAATCGCTGCTTATAAAAACGTTTCCGTTTCTGCCTGGAATCTCTATCGACTGGCCTCGTAGTGATGGCGCGTCAAATGTCTTTTCTCCGCCTATATATACTCCGAAATCAGAGCTTTTTATTTCGTCATATGTAAAAGAGTTATATTCCGCCATAAGCCGTTGTCCTCTGTTTCTGTACCTGTACTAAACGCTGTTCTATCTTGAGTGCGAGCTGGTTTACATCCATGCTCGGCGTAGCATATACGTTAATGCTTATATCTCCACCGCTTTGCATGTTATCAAGCTTGTCCCAGAATTTATCGAGCGGAACGACCGCCTCCGGTCCGGCCTCACCGATGCCCGCCACCGTTGCCTGGTTAAAGATTCCGCCTTGCTTGTACCACTCAATGTCAAAGCCAACCGGAAAGTCGATTGTTCTACCAAATGCAGTGAAGGAGCTCCACTCCAAATAGAAATGCGGTAATTTTATGCCCTTGAACAGATTGCCAAGCCGAATCGGAAACCAGCTTTTTATTGTGTCAATAATGGATTTGAATTTTCCCTTGATGGTGTTGATTGGTGCCATGAACCTGCTCACTATGCCACGAGCAGCGGCCGCAACTTTGCCAAAGAGCGCTGAGCCGAGACCCGAGATTATTGCAAGGCCGATTTTACCAATAGCAAGTACAATCCTCGGCAAGTTCTTAATCAGGGCCCCCGCAAAACTCACAATGAGCTTGCCCGCCGCTGCTATAATTTTAGGGAGTGTAGTCTTTATCCATGCAGCGACCTTCTCCCCTGTTAGCCCGTCCGCTTTTGTCTGAATCCAATCGGCAAGGCTCGTTAGCGTTGCATTGAAGTTCTCAATGAGCAACGGGATTCCCGTCTTAACAAATGTCGCTATTGCCCCCGGCAAGGCTCTGATTATATTGCCAAGCATCGGAAGGAAGTTCTTAAAGAAAAACGTGCTTACCGACGTGGATAGCACTTGGAGTGATTTCGTAACATCCATGCCGAGCGCAAGCTCTCCCATGAAGTTTTGGGCCGCTGCCTTCATCGAAGCAAACGATCCTGTAAACGTCCCTTCTGACTCTGCTGCTGCAACGCCTGTGAGCCCGAGCTCGCCCTGTATGGCGTGGATAGCTTCGTAAACGTCTCCGAGATTCCCGATGTCGTAATGGATTCCTGTTAAGGCTTCTGCATCCTTTAACAAGCGCTGCATTTCCGTCTTAGTTCCGCCATAGCCGAGCTTCAAGTTGTCAAGCATCGTATAGTTCTGCTTTGCGAAACCTTGATAAGCGTTCTGTATAGACTGGATGTCGGTTCCCATCTTTGCGGAGTTGTCAGCCATATCGAGAATTGCAGTGTTGGCCGCTTCTGCCGCCTTTGCAACATCACCGCCGTATGCACTCTTTAAAGCTGCTCCAAATGAAACGGCTTGCTCCGAGTAAGTGTTCATCGAGATGCCGGCTTTTGCAGCCTCCTTCGCATATTTTCTTACTGAATCAGCCGCGTCTTGGTAAAGCGTATCAACACCGCCGATATATGACTGCTGGAGCTTTCCGCCTTCTTCGATTGCGCCCTTAATAAGCTTGACGGTTGCGGCGCCGATGCCAGCAGCAATTAAAGCCTTCTTTGCAAACGAGCCGACTGTCCCGCCTATCGCTGTGCCCGCTTCCTGAGCCTCGCCTCCCATTAAGTTTGTAATCGAGCCCTTTATTCCTTGTGCGGATGGTACGATTTGGACATATGCTGTTCCTAATGTAGTTCCAGGCATGTCTATTCTCCTCTAATTCTCTTGAGTGTCGCTTCAAATTCTTCGGCCGTTTTAAAGCCCATTGTTTTCGTTTGTTGTTTGTTGTTGCCCTGGAGAGCTTCCGTAAAAAAGAAAAGCTTCCGTGAGACGTCCTTCTTTGCAAAGCTCATCCGGAGCAACGTTAGGTTGTCTGCTATTGCAGCGAGTATAAATGTATCAAGGCTTACTTCTGAATCGACCGCCTTGAGTTTTATTCTTGAATTTTCCCTCAAACCAGCAGATAAGGTCGCCACCAATTTAACTGGAAGCGACCTATAATCATAAATCTGATATGTTTCGGCGAGATCGCATATAAGCGCATCCTCGTCGAGATTAATCATGCTGGCGAGGGCTATGAGTTTTTTATTTCACTCACTGAGTTCATGATTTCGGTTAAAGCCTCAACCATTTTATCTACTGGAGTTTTACCGTTGACTGAAAGATGTTTCGCGAGTTTGTTGACCTCTTTTTCTCCGCCGAGCAATGTTTCTGCGGCATCTACAATTAAGCCTGTCTCGCCTTTGTCAATGCTGCGGAGCACCTTTAAAAACTGCCAATCGTTTTGGCAAGTTTCGTCAACGTTCACCTCATATCCGTCACTGAGTTTAATCTTCATCATCTTCCTCCTTTGGTTGAATAGGTTTTATGCTGTCTGGATGTACTCGTAGTGAGTATTACCGCTTGTGTCCGGCAATGCTGTTACAGTGACCTCATAGCCGACTGCATCAGAATCGGTATATGCAATGTCGCCGATCTCGGAGATTTTTCCGTCAGGAACAACAACTCTCTTTACAGTGTTGCTATTCATTACCATATCAACGACCCATACCGACTCTTCCGCTTCTTTTGAGTTAGCTGTGATTTCGATTCCATCAGTAAGGTTTCCTGTGACGTTGCTCGAGCCATATACGGCTTTAAGGACCTCGATGTTCAGAACTTCGATAAGAGTAAACTGGAATGTATCAGCTTTCTCTTCCTGAATGTTGAGAACTGTGTCTCCGCCCCATGCCTTTATGTCTGTTGTTTCCGGGCTGTTGGAATTCGTGAGTCCATCTTCACTAACATAACCGAGCGCTTTAAAAGCCGGGTCGAGAGCAGTTGTCGCATCCTCAGGGAGTGTGGTCCCCTTCGGCGCTCTCCATATTGCTCCGCCGATCGCCGGCTTGCCAGCACTTACGTTGCCTACTGTCTGTGCCATTTAGTTTCCTCCTCTAATAATGAGTAATTGCGTACACGGCTTGCCAGCGATATTGCTTTGTAGTCGTGTCTGTGTAGTTGTAATCTGTCTCAAGCTCGACGCGTGTTATTTCGCCGAGAGCAACGAAACCCTCCATTGCTGCCTTGACGCGTTCGTTGAGTTGCATCGTTTTGTATAAGGTGCTCCCATACGACTGCAAGGCAAATGTGGTGGTTGTGATGTGGTTGGTACGGCTGCTCCCCGTCTGATCTATAAGGACATAATTCGTGGTCTCTTTAGGGGCTTCCATTACCACCTTCACGTCAAGAACCGATGTAAGATAATCCAGAAGTGTTTTCGCAATCATTAAATGCCACCTCCTAAAGATTTGAGCAAAGTGTTGTGTTCAGAATTGTCTTTGCGAGCGTCATATGTATCGGCGTAAACAGACGCGTTTACACGATTTTTACCTGTATAGGTGCTTACCTCGTAACCTTCGCCCGCTCTTCCTCGCGCTGCATCTGCATATTGCTTGCAAACGCCTAACATTTCTGAGGACCGCAATAATTCACGGACCCCTTTTCTGTCCAATTCAAATTTAACCTTGCTCATACCTCTCAACCCTAACCTTCTTGTTCCACGAAAGTGGAATCAACGCCTCTATGCCCTCCTCAGGCATTTCGATAATTCTCCATACTTCCCCGAAAAAACCGACCTTCTTCCCGGAATCCCACTCGTGATTGTCGCCCTTTGGAATTGCCAGCGTATAATCACCAATGCGACCCGTCAAGTTGGTTTGCTCGAGAACATCAGACGAGCCGGACGGAGCAACGAGCACGTTGTCAACATTCTCTATCGTTTCTGTATAGATTGGCTGGTTTAGTTCATCAACGCCCGTTTGCGTCCGCTCGTATAGTTGTACCGTTATACCTCTCATGCGTCGGCCTCCTCTGTTGGGACAAGTTCCTGAACCGGGCTATATGACCCGATTTTGCTTCCCGCCCCTAAAAGCTTCTTCTCAAGTTTGCCGATATATAACTCTCCGGCTGAGCCAGAGCCTATTGTCCAGCTTTGCGAATATCCGAGAGCTGACATGCTGCCCTGTGATGCTCCCATTGGGATTCCAGCATCGGGACTGATACCAACGGCCCTAAGGACCATCCTTACCGAAACAAGCTTCTTCGCTTCGGCGCTCGCCGTCTCGTTGTATGCGTCGATTATAACGGCGGCATCGTCAAGAAGATTTGAGCACACGCTTTGCTGTTCTGCCGACATTGGTTCCGTCATGCGAGCTTGAACGTCCTCTATTGTTGCGTATGCCATAGCATTTACCTCACTTTTTCTTCGTTGCTTTTTCTTCTGCTTTGCCCTTTGGCTCTTCCTTTGCCGGTTTATCAGTGGAAGCGGCGAGTTTGTGCCCCGCCGCTTTGTATTCTTCCACTCTGTTTTCCGCGACCAGCATTTCGGTTCCGAAGTGCTTGTTAATCATTTTTACCATTATGCAGTTACAGTCAGTCTATTGAAGCAGTCAACATCGGCGCGGAATCCGATTTCGATTTCTGCTCTTACTGCGAACATGTTCTGCTGGAACAGATTGATTGTGCTCTCTCCGAGGTCGAGTGTAGCATCGCTGGAGTAGTCGATTACAACGCCTTCAACTGTGCCATACATAGCCTGAGACCAGTCGCCGGCAACACCTACGACCTTGTTTGTTGCATCATAGATGCCTTTGCTGAGCTCTGTTCTTGCTCCGAGAACCATCGGAACGGCGCCCTCAGATACGTTATTGATGAACAGCGGTCTGTTGTCTCCGTCAACAGCGCCGAGCAGTACGCTCTTGCCCTGTGGCGAGAGAGCGATGCCGTTCATGATTCCGCCGCTTGTTGCGATGTCAGCATCAGCAGCAACGAGGCTTGCGTAAGTGTTAGGATTAGTGATGTTCTGAGCTGTTGCGGAAGCAAATGTGTCGAAGTTGCTTCCAGGAGCCTGTACTGCACCGACGACTGTTGCATCGAATTTCTGAGCGAGTGCAAGCGGGAGTCTGCGAACCAGCTCGTCATAAAGAGCTGCCGCATCCCTTCTGAACTCGTTGGAGAACGGAACGATTACTGCGAGCTTATAAGCCTCCATAATCTTTGTTCCGAGCTCAGGATTAGCTACCGGCTTTTTTTCTGTCTCGCCTACCCATGCAGCCTGAGGGTCGCCCGTGATTACAGGGATGGTAACGCCTCTGCCCGGGAGTGCGATCTGCCTTGCAAGGCTCATTACTGCGGATGCTTCCTGTGTCTTTGCGAGGATTTCTGCTGAAACCTCAGGTGGAAGTGTGATGTTTGTTCTGTTGGTTGGTACTCCTGCCATTTTTCTAATTCCTTTCTTTCTTAAAGTGCTTCGTTAAAGTGTTCTGCGAATTGTTCTCGCGTTGCTTTTTTTGCTTTACCAGCCGGCTCGCCGTTCTCTGGAACACTCGG